GCGCTGCTTTAAGGACATCAATTGCTTCCTGAACTGTTGTCGCACCAATCGCCGGAACCACTAAACCGTCATCGTAGAAGGTTCCAGCTGCCTTATCCATACGATTAAGAACTTCATTTCCTGTAAACCCAGAATTTGTAATTGCTGTGTATGATGCGTCGACTTGATACAAAAGCGTACTGGACGCATCAACTGATGTAATAACATCATTACCGAGTGGAGAAAACATCGTCATTTCAATAATTGCTAATGTTGATCCAATTCCAAGATTAATGATGGGAACTGGTGAGGCAGTTGTCGTTATGTATCCTCCCAGTTTTAACACAATTCCTGCAGTTTCTCCGTCTTTTACTTCAATCGCTGGAGTCAGACTTCCTGGAGTATTTGTAAGGTGCAAACCTTCGCACAAATTTATGAGACAACCAGCACTAATAGCTAAATTTTGTCCGACTGATGTATTACATGTGACAGTCATGGGACCAAAAAATGCAGCTGGATCTGTTAACAATACGTCCTGTTGGAATTCAAGTTGCACTGAGCTAGAGGTTGTCAAAGTATATGGTCTGAAGATAACTCGTCCCTTGCAATCCAAATCCTGATCGATAATTGCTGGACTTGTAATTGAATCATCAATAATAATTGCGACGGCTTCAGTACAATTCTGAACAACACTGACTATTTCGGCCCACGTTGCATAAATATTTCCAATCGTTGTACCTCCTGGTCGATAAATAATTCCGTTGCCTTGGTACAATTTAGACCAATCTGCGACGGTTAAATCTCCATCCATCGTAACGTCTCCGCGAAATGTGCTTTCTTTTGCATTGTTGAATTCAACGATGGGCTGAAATGATGAATTATTAATGTAGAATTTTCCTGAGCTTTCAACAAGATATCTTTGGGCTACTCCTGATGAAAAAAAGGTAATGGATTCTGATCCTGCCATACCACCAGCATCATCAATTCTCATTGATCCTCCAAGGGCATCAATTCCTCTTGCTACGACACTATTAAATCTAACATCACTGGTTTGTTTTAATTCTTGATCCAAATCAACCGGATCTAATACAACTTTTCCTGTCACCCCTGCACCGTTCAATGCATAAAGTCTACCGTCACTATCACTTGAAAAAATCTTATTTTGGCCAACAAACGGCGGACTAATTAGTGCTTGATCATCTAAGACAAGTTCCTTAGCATCCGTTACCGCTTTTCCATTACACAGCAAATCACTTGCCAATGGATTGATAACAACATCTGCAATCGGTACTCCAGAATCTTCAATCAATTGTCCTGTTTCATCGGCAAATGTTGTGATGTTTCCAGTAACTGAACTCATTGGACCTGAAACGTTACCTGCACCATTTGAAATCCAGGTCGTTGTACCTAATCCATCGGTTGCGAGGACTTGACCACTCGTTCCCGGACCATTTGATACGTTAAAATTGTTTGGACCAATCAAGGCATCATTGGTTACGGTTAGATTGTATGCTGTGATGTCTCCGTTATTGGTTATCGTTAACTGATCAACGGATATCGCATCTGCCGTTAAACTTTCAACAGCCGCGGACTCGATTTCAAGAGTATCAACTTTTGCTTCTTTGAGTTCAAGTTTATTGGCATACAGATGTGCCCATTTTTGTTGTTTTGTGCTCGGATCAAGCAGAGTCTGTATTGACATATGTATATTATACGTCAAGACAATAAATTAACAAAAGGAATTATGTTTAGTAATCATCGGCAAATTCTGATGCGAAGGTGACTCGTCCGGATCGGCTTTTCGCATTCAGCAATCTTTCCAAACCACTGCCTCTCATTTTTCTAACGGGCGTGCGAGCTCTTGATTTAGGAGGTTCATAATCGTCCTCACTCTTTTCTTCACTCTTATCATCATCTTCAAGGCTTCCACCGCTCATTCCGTAACCCAGAGCACTGGCAACTTTGGATGCGGCCTGTGCTCGCGGATCTGGGAGCAATGAAAGTCCTTTACTGATGATTTTGTGTTGTTTGATGAAATTGTGTGCGGCTCCAAAAGCTTTCTTCAATGAATCAAAGAACGCTCCACCATACACATCTTTTTGTGCCTTGTAAGTAATTCCTGGAACGGGTCTTGCATCCAAAACATCCTGAGAACTCAGGACACCAATCATGGTTGAACAGTTTCCGTCAACCACATTGAATGTTCCTTCATAGACAACGAGTACAAACATTTGAACATTGAGAGTACGACTGCTTGTATTCTTAAATCGACACGTGAGTCCTAATTGATAGTTTCCGAGAGTTCCGGGAGCTTCATTACTCATCAAACCAATATCAGTTCCAAAATCAAGAACGATCAAACTTCCGGTGAATCGAGTAAATTGAGAATATGACATCTGGCAACCATTCTTGTACGAAATATTGTAGAGATCTTGCGTTGATGCCTGATTCATGAATTGATTGTTATTCCATGAAATGCTTAGAGGATTTTCATCTTGTGGCAATGATAAGAAGCAATCACTTGTGAAAGCAGTTCGATTAGCATCATCTTCTCTGGCCCAGATAATGATTCTTCGAGGAATGCTTGTAACTTGAATACTTTGGAACGGAATTCTAACGGTTGCGCCGGCAACAACGGGTGTTCCGAATGTAGTTGGATAGCAAACAGGCATGAAGTATGAAGATACTAGACTGCGGGGGACTGGATAAAGTGGGTCGGGAGTCAAATAATTGAAGAGAAGTGAAAAACTCGTGAGATTAACTGTTACAGCAGTAATACCGACTCCACCGCCACTTCCCTGATCTTGAACTAAACTCATGACACGACGAAAATCTCCAAAATTGCATTGGTAACTCATATTCTGAACACCTGCAAGACAAGATGTAGTGTTGGAGCCATTACCTGATACAAAAGGACTAAGAAGAATTGGTTCAGTAGTTGTCAAGCGCAAAGTTGCAGTATATTGTGTGTTAGTTAAGAGTTCAAGACCTGCATATCCACCTCTTGTGTTCTCAAATGAGTTATCTCCATATTGTGCTAAAGGATTTCTAACCGATCCAGCACCGTCGGCGTAATCCTGGAATTGATCAAGATAAGATGGGGCAAGTGAATATTGACCAAAACGATTCTCAAAGTCATTATCTCCGAGCCACATTAATGCTCCCCAATATTGCTGAACTGGACTTTGGGTAAGTGTCACGTTATTAATCGTTACTTGTAATGCATTTTGAACCATTGTCAATGGCATGGCACGAGGTCCATAAAATCCGGGGCTCAACAATGGGCCAATTGTTGTGTTTGTTCCAGTGATTGTGATGTCAAATGTTGCTCTTTGCAAAACAACACGACTAATTGCAATACCTCGATTTGGAGGATTGCAGGTAATCTGAACAGAAGCGTTAGAAACGTTCGATGCAGGAAATTGCTGAAATGTATTAACCATACTTCCCTTCAGAGCAACATAATCTCGCACCTGATTTATCTGTAAACGCGGATCCATAACCGCAGCGACTGGTACTTGAGGAACGTTAAGGGACATCCGTATATATACTCTCGATATATTTATTTTTCAATTTGAATGAATCGAAAAATAATGAAAAAAAAATTATACACTCTTACTTTCTCTCAAATATCAACTTTACCGTTGCTTCTCCGGCCGCTGGAATTCTTATCGGGATCAATGTACCAAAATTTGTTCTCCAATAAAAATTCAAATCAATCGTTTGTATCGGCAATGTTGACGTAAGAGTTGCTCGTCTGTATTCAGAAATTGGAACGTAGTAGATACTATTTTTAGTTTCCAAACCTGTATTTAGAGACATTTGAAAATCAGTAACAATTCCTAAGAAATTGTTGTTGTTTCCCTGTCCAATTGCCGTCCACTCATTTCTTACCGGTAGAGATGCTGATGTAATGACGATTGATGTAAATGATAACATCAGTGATAGTGATATGAATTCTTGGGTCATGACATAATAATCATTTCCACTAAGAGTTACTTTATTAACACGTTTATCACCAACTAACAATTGAGTATCCAATCCTTGAGGATGAAGATAACCATGAAGAAAATTTGGAAATGTATTATTGAAATTTGCATTCAATGCACCATTAAGATATATGTGTACAGGAATTGGTTTCGTTGGTAAACATTCCGGCGGAGCATACAAAGATATCAATTTTGTATTTGCATCGTAATAAAAGAAAGGAGGATTCATAGCAGGAGCTCCGTCAGCAATTAATGCGGCTGTTGCGAGTGCAAATGCTTGATTTATCAACAACATAAAGTAATCAAAACTGTACAAAGAATAATATTCCAGAAAATCATTGTAATGTCCTGCTGCCGTTGGTACTCTGGCGGTTTTATCTTGTGGTTCCCATTGCAAGAATTTTTGTTCAACAAAACCATTCCACTCCAACGATATCGAATTAATACTCTCATTTATTGAAGTTGGTTTGACAGGAAACAACTGAATCGGTACAAGTTCAGTGGGAATTGTAAAACGAATCACTGACATTGTGTAATCGGTTGGAGGTCCCTCGAACAATGGAGTGTCACGAATCTCGTGAAAAAATGCATTAATCGGTAATTTATCGGGATTTCGATTTGATATCGTTGCGTTGAAATAAATATTATCACCGGATTTCTCAACCCAAACAGGATCCTTTTGTTCATGTTGGATACTTCTCATTATACTTAATGATATGAAAATGATTTTAAATAAACGCCGTTAGATAAGTAACGATTTCGTCAGGACTCTTACCACGTTCCGACGTTAACAAACCTAGATATTCTCCCAACGGTATATCTTTGAGAACACATCGTAACGTAACATGCCTGCCACAACTTGATACATCTTTTCGTTTTGCTTGAATTTTGACTGGATTGTAAATGATGTTGTAATCTGACTGTACTAAAAGTTCAGTCAAATGAGGAAAATCTTGATTGCTATTTCTCCGGAAATCTTTCTGGATAAATTCTAGTTGATCGTCAATAAAGTACGCATACGGATCAAAAAATTCAATTGTATGAGATTCCGGGTGTCGAAACAAACCAACCCAATGACCATATTGAGGTTTTGTTTCGTACAACAATGCAATGGCATCGTAATCTCCAAACACATCATCAATCGTTTCATATTCGGCAAGATCTGGGTAAGGAACAACCTTGATCCGATTGTCGCAACTTGTCACGATATCACGACCGGACAAAGGTTTCTTCTTTAGTTCAGCAATCAAGCGATTCATATATTATAATCAGAGAAGATATACTCCCTTGTCATACATAACATACTGAGGTGCATTTTTGAACACCGTAACCCATCTGCTCGGAAGAAGAAATACTTTGTCGATTTGTGTTTTTGTCATTCCAACATATTTCTTCAGAACATGTTTGATTCCATCAGTCGCACCAGATTTGGGGAAAAATGTTATTGCGCCTGCTTCGTTCATAATGATTCGAGTATTTTTGTAGTCTGACATGAGATGTGCTGTTACGATAACCGATATGTTTTCGTGTCGTCCTCGTTTCAACAAACTATCTCGAAGTTTCTGAACATAATCTTGTAATTTTTTGTTCTGGATACTATCGATGTCATCAAAAACACACACGCTATCACGAAGTTTCACTGGATTAATAGGTTTTTTATCCAATAATGAATCATCAAGTTTCAGCCTAGTAATCCGTTTGACTGAATCAAGAGCTGGATCTTCGTCAACATCCGAGAAGACGAATATTTTTTTGTTGCGACAAACTTTGCGCATAGTTTTCAGTAACATACCGATGTAGTAACTTTTACCACTTCCCGTTGGTCCGGCAATGTAATATCTGAAGGTTTCGTTGAAGTTGACCAGAGGTTGAACTATTCCTTGATCCCAAATTTTAAATTCCTGTTCGGATTCTCGTTTCACCTTTCTCATCGCGGCATTAAATATATCTTCCAATTCTCCTCCCTTTTCATCCTCGTCCATGTATCCATCGTCGAATGCATTCTTGAGTATTTTCATTTCTTCTCGTGTCAACTTCTTCTTGTGTGATCTGATGTAATCTTCACTCAAGACATCAAGAGGATTGTTATTGATCAGACATTGTCCCCCATTACAGTCGTCACAACATCGATCCTCCGGTCGTTTGGCAACTCTGCATGCAGGACCACATGCCCCGCAACATACTTCATCGACATTACATATGTGAATTATCTCTTGGTCATACTTGCCTCCATTTATGATTGCAATGGGTGTTCCTTTTTTGAAACTTAGCATCGAGTACTATACATTAGGTATTTATAAAAATTACAGTGTCCTTAAACCATGTATTCAGCTGCTAATGTCTTTATCTCACGTAACAATTTGCCACCGAGAGGGGCGCGCTCAAGAATGAGACTGGCATAATCAAAATTTCCGTTTCGAATTTCATTCTTTACGGTGTCCGCAACAATTTGATCAATCGAATCATCTGCCTGTCCGCCAAAATAAGTGCGTTTTAGGTAATCAGAATATGATCCAGATATGTCTGATTTGAGTCGGTAGAAAGCATCAGGAATAGGCCACAGTTGAACACTTTCGAGATATTCCAATGTACCTTCAGAAATAATATCAGAAATATATTTTTTCATTTTCTCTAACTTTGCCGATATCTTCGTGGTGTCAGTCTTTTTACCAGTGTTGAGATCAATTATTTCGTCAATCATTTCACCTATCGCGCCCAGATCAATGTCAAGATCATAGATGTTTGCGATCCGTACCTTGAAATCATTAATTTCTGCCATAATTGTCTTGATTGGAAGTGAATCAAGTTTATCAAACATCATCACCAGAACATCGATGTCGGCTTTTATTTGATTCAAACGAGCCAGACTTCCTTGAAATAATGGATTTAATTTTCGGATAACATTACGATCCTCGATGTGGCGAGCAACATTCCACATTCGTTTTGCCATTTTAAAGTAATTTGTATGCGGCGGATGGGATAATTTCCACACTTGATCCTGCATCTGCTGTAGGTACGACTGACCTTCGTGTTGATCGTTGAGAATTTTGAATTTACCTGTTTTAGAATCGTAAATGACAAGGATGAAAAAATTGGTAATTTCAATGTATCGACCGTTAATTGGTGCCCATATGTCGATTTTAATCATTGAATCTGGATCGGAAACTGCCTCGAGAAGCGTTAGTTTTTTCTTCCCTTCAAGATACTTCCATCCTTTCAAAATTTCCTTATCAGACCATCGAACCGTATACATCAATCGTAACATTTCTTCGAGCTGTGCGATTGATTCTTGAGTATTCTTCTCGTAAAGTAAAATCATGGCCCTTAGTTCACGAGGTTTGATAAGTTCCTGATCGCGCAACCTACCAATTTTTTTGATAAAATCTTTGTCATTGACATCAATCATAAATCTGTGATCGATCCCGGCCTTAACTTCACTGAAGTATATTCCTCGTTTATTGTCAACCTTTTTGACCATCTTTTTGAGAATCCGAACAGTCTTTTCATACACATTAGAAGCTTTACAGCACCCATAAATAATTTCGTGCATGTCGATGTCGGACGGATAAAGTTGACCCATGTAGACATATGAACCAAATAGATATGATTTCGATTCGTCGTTTACAATGAGTTCAAGTACATCTTTCATCTTTTCAGTTGTGAGAAGTTCTGACGGTTTTTTCTTTGAAGCCATGAGTGGATTATTGTTAATCAGTTGGCCTCCACAAGTCATGCATCCTCCTTCAATTTCTTCCGCGAAGAGTGTATGATTCATCGAGCAACTGGGACATGCGGTTTGTTTGGATCTTCGCACGTTTTCTGATTTCTCGGAGCCTCCTAATGTTCTAGAAGATAGGCGGCGTGCTATTTCAGTGTTACTAAGCATTTATAATATATGTTTAGCAATTAATTACCGAAATAACGAATAAATAAATCATCAAAAATTGTCAATTAAAACACCTCCTCGTCCCAAAGCGGAGCGCGGTCGAGACAAACGGCGCATGTTTTCGATTTCTTGGACTTGACTCATGAGGTAAGGATGATCTCCTCCAAACATCGAATCAACCATGACACCACCACGTCTTGTTCGAGGTCGACCAGGTTTTCGTTTAGTTACGGTACGTCTAACAGTTTTTCTTTTGACAGTCTTTCGAACTGGTGCTCGTCTTGATGCCGATCTTGCTCTGCTTGCCCTTGACGTGGATCGAGCTCTGGAGACAGAACGTCTAGTTACTGATCTCGCTCTGGAAGTTGATCGCCTTGGTGCCGACCTAGCCCTGGAAACTGATCTACGCCTTGGAACAGGCTTTGAAACACTACGAGATCTGCTACGTCGAGAAGCGGTGCGTCGTTTTGCTGGTGCGGCTCGTCTTCTTGCGGCTCCTCCTGTAAATCCTTGACCACTCATTGCGTAGGCTTGACGCAGACGGTCAATTAACATTCTCCGTGCATCTTGTTCATGATAAGACATTGGTATATATTAAGGATATTAATTTATTTTTTGACCAGCGAATGTCGATGAACGAGCAACGTTTATTAAATCAATACTCATCAATTAATGATTGATCTAATTCCCCCAATATATCATCAACGTCATCATCCCTTCTATCATCTTCATCTTCTCTATGTCTTTCCTCCCAATCGTCCAATCTTGATCTCGCGGGTTCGTCATCATCGCTTCTATCATCTCTATGTCTATCCTCCCAATCATCCAATCTTGATCTTGCGCGTGCGGCTCTTGAGGAAGCCCTGGCTTTGCGTTTATCCTGTTTCATTTGTCCTAGAATAACTTCTCGCAATCTACTTTGGCGTCCTTCTTCTATCTCATCTTCATCTTCCACCTCGCAACCGATGTCATTTTCACGGAAGAATCGTTGACGCGTCACACCTTGACTATTCATCTGTCGATATAAAGGTCCAGCAACCTGGAGAGCTTCGGTGTAGGACATTTCCGGACAGGCATCCCTGACTTGTCTGACAAACTGTAACCAAGGATTTGATTTAGCTGATTTACGCCCGGAGGTTTGACGTTTAGTTTTCCGTTGTTGAGCCAATGCTCTTGAGACGAGAGGTTTGCAGCGAGTTTTGAGAGATTTACGATAGGAGGCTTTGGTGCCACGTCCACCCCAGGGTCCGCTTCCACGCATTGATGAACTTACTCGGGAGGAGCCACCTTGAGCACGAAATGCACGATCGCGACGTTGTCCGCCGACACCATATGCGTCTTCGATGAGTTGTAGATATCTTGCACGTGAATCCATGTATATTAGGGATTGTGATTTTATTTTTGATTTTATCACTTAAAAAATATCCTCGTTCAAATAATCGGAGTCTTCAACCTCGATTCCGACCTCTCTAACAAATTCCGTTCTTGAGCTAACCGTTCCATTGGGATTGTATTCGAAGCTAACTTTGCCATCATCCAACATATTGAATTCAAGTGTCATGCCATCATAAAGATCACTATAAATTTCAGATACATTATCATCATATTCTTCTTCCGCTTTTTCAATAACAGCCGAAGGATTGATGCCTTTCATTCTAAAATTATCCGATGTTTTTGTTTTTCCATCAATTTCGTATTCCAAACAGTTGTAGTACACTTTTTTTATGACATAGTACGATTCAATTGCAACCGGATCGTCATCAGTTTTAATTTCTTTTCCATTCTTTTTGATTTTGAAATCACACTTGAATTGAAAAGAACCATCCCCCATAAGATCATGTCCGTATTTTTTCTTAAATTCACGAACAAGTTTTTCGACTCCAGCTTCTTCCATGTGTATCGAATCATTGTCGGTGTAGAAAACATCAATATCAAGATCTTCAGCCAAACAAATCACACGATTCATTATTCTCTTCGCATGACTTAAGATTTC